GTTTTCAGTGGTGCTTGAATTATGTTTATTGTAAAATTTTTGCTCATGCGTTCTTTTAAACTACTGAAATATTCAAAGTTATTAATACCGTCAAATTCACTATTGTAAAGTATCATTACATGGTCATATAGATAATACTTTTCTTCAAGTATATCTCTATCAGAAAGAGGCATTTCATTAATGCTATGGAACCCAAAAAGAATACTTTTACTAATTGGATTTAAATCATTTATTCCAATAAAATTTGGGAGATCAAGACTATGTTGCTTTATATAGTATTCTTGTATTTCATGCATGATTGGAAAATCCGCTATATCAAAATTTCCTTTATATCCCAATAACTTTGCCATTCTATAAAAATTACCATACCCACCACCGATATCGGATATGTGATCAAAGTCTGTAATCTTTAAACCAAGATGTTCCAGCATCACCATTAAGTAATGACAATGTTGAGCAGTTCCTTGACTGACTCCTTGAAATAGTTTTGGGCCACCGACTGTTGAATCCAGGACTTTAGGCAAGACTTCATTGGAAAAATATTCGTTTTTCTTGACGTAATCCAAATGGATTAATGTATTCTTTCTTTGATTTGGACTGATTGTTTTAGAAATAGTTTTATGCTGTAAGAATTTTTTCTTATTTTGAAATTCAGATCGAATGTCTACCAACATAGTTTCCCATAATGTCATACTTCATGCTCCAAAGCATCTATACACATGTCAGCAACTGATTTAGTTTGCTTGAAGTGAATTGATTTATCTGGCACAGTTGATATAGGTATGTCACCTAGTCGTCTTGCTTTTTCGATGATATGTAGGTTTTTCTTTGATACATTACACATCGTATCGATAACTTCCCTTACACTTACGCCCTCTGGTGATCCAAGACAATCAATGACTCCAGTTGGTTTATTTTCTACTATCTTTTGTAAAGAATCAACAATATCTGTAACATGAGTATAATTCCTAATACAAGTTCCATCTCTAGTATCATAATCAGTGCCAAAGATTTCCAATGTATCAAACTTACCGTTAGCCACTGCCGCGGCTTTTCTTATCAGATGTGAATATTTGTCATCAAATTTATTGAATCCGTTGTTACCGCACACATTATAGAATCTAACAAGACTGTGATTCTCTTTAAATTGTTTTGTGAGTAATTCGCCACCATATTTTGTAGTAGCATATGGTGATGCGGCAGGATCAAATGCCGAACCAGTAGAACAATAAACAAAGTGATCACATTCAGCAAAGTCAATCACATTTTTTGTACCAACTACATTCGTTTCATAATATAACCAAGGATCTTTCATTGATAAAGGAACTGAACCCATTGCTCCAATATGCACTACTTTGTCAAACGACATTTTCATTGGAGAAGGTTTACGAAAGTCCCAATCTATAATTTTGGATGAATATTTTTCTATGTTATTTTGATTTAAATTAAAATCAGTGGCAATTACTTCATGTCCATGGTCCGCCGCAACTTTAACATAGTGGGCACCAATATATCCGGTAGCCCCGGTTACTAATATTTTCATTCAACAACTCCTTCTTTTTTTAATTGATTTAAAACTTCTATTTTAGGAACTTTTGGTCCTTCTAATTTAAACTTGTGTCTAATATGTATCATTTTTGCTTTTTCATAACCAGGAAAACAATTTCCCCAGCACCATTCTTCGGATACATCTGCTTGTTTCAATTTGGCTTGACTTGCTAATCTGTGTATTATTCCTTCGTCATTAAAATTTCCATTAAAGATTTTCATTTCACTATCGACAATAAATTTTCTTAACTGTTTTCTTTGCTGATTTGTAAATTTCCAAAATGCTCCTCCCCAAAAAGGACCATCTTTATCCATTAATCTTTTATATTTTTTATGTTTTAGCATAGAAGCAAATAGAGTCTGTTGAATTGCAGAATTTAATCCAACTCCGGGTATATCGAATATATTTTCTTTAACGTGCTTTACTACAAACATGTCGAGATCTACCATTAGTACATCATCATATATGTCAAATCTTTCATCCAGCATTATTAATTTTTGACAGCAGGGATCTAATTTTGGTCTAAATTGATTACCTAAAATTAATTCATATGACGCTTTGCAATATTTTGCATAATGCTCCATATTTTTTTTAGATGCTAATTCTAAAGGTCCTAACTCTCCAGTCCAATGTTGTAATATTATATTCATATCTTTTTTAAAATTTCTTGTATGTTTTCGCCACGTTCTGGTAAGTGATCTCTTAAAAAGAAGTGTGTGAAAAAACTTTCTTGTTGTTTTTCTTTGGTCACTGCTGTGTACAATGAGTTCCAACGCCAATCCATGTTTTTACATTTAATTTTTTCTTTTTTCACAAACCAGTTTAATAACATTTGGTCTGTGCTCCATTTATAAAAACCGACACCATCGACAAAGTCTTTAAATTCTGGTCTAGTAATGAATTCTTTAGGTGTTTGACCTTTAAGGTATTTGGCAAATGATTTGTTCATTACCATCAGACCCATGTTGTAAAATTCTGCACCTAGATGATTCCAATACCAGTCAACATCTTTTAAATTTGTGAAAGCACTGCGTGAATATTTGGTAATTTTGTTTTTGTATTTGGGCGTCAATGGTAGTTCTCTTTCAACCACACCACCGAAGTCATACTCTTGTGTTAAGTCTAAAAATATGTCAGGTGCAGTTGCTTTTATGTATATGTCACTGTCCACTATGGCAATCTGATCATATCTATCGAAATACTCAAAAGCATTTTCTTTCTCGTAGATAGGCATATAACCTAATTTTTCCACTGCTTGTAAACTTCTACCTGTTCTAGAAGGATCTGGTCTTATCTTTAGTTTCGGTTCCGTTAATACTATGTGATCTATTGAATATTTTTTACAATACTCTGCTACACTGTTGATACAAGTTGTGTATAATTTGCTAGGTTTACCTACACTTACTTGAAATATCAATCTTTTCATTTTAAATCCTTTGTGAAACTAAATTTTTTTGAGTCGAACGTAACTTTGTTATTTAAATCGAAGTCAACTTCTAAAATACCATTGTTGATACACCAATCTGCAGGCATGGCTCCTTGATTTTTTACAAAATTTAGAATTTTTTTGGCACCTTCCGGCTTTAAACAATATGCTCTAGCACCTTCCCACCATTGTCCTACTGGCATTGGTTTAGCAGGTTGAAATCCTTCGAACTTTAGAACATGATTAAAATTTTGGTCTATCGAAAACGTTTTTTTGAAAACAACATCATGTTCAAATATACAAATTTCTTGATTTTCTTCAACACATTTGTTCCATAATTTGTATTGACTGAGAAAACACCCCTGTGTTCCTGGTCTTGATAAAAGTCTTATACATTTTTTATTATGAGGATAAATTTTTAAATTATAATCTTCTAGTTTTTCTTTTGTACCATCAACTCCATCATATAAATCAATATTCCAACCTAATTCTTGTCCAGTTGTTAGTGCATGATTACCCCATTCAACAGAATTTTGATGATTTTTTAAATGTATAATATATCCTTTAGGATTTTGCATTTTTCTTATTTCTTTTTTTAAGTTTTTGTTGCATTTTTTCAAGTTCTACTTTATCTGCCATATTTTTGTGAAACTTTAATTTGTCTTTATCACCAAACCATGCATATTTCAATGCTTTGTATCTAAAGCCATATTTTTTTGTACCTTTTGCTGTACTGAATATTTCTCCACCGGATTTAAGACCCCAACTGTTCCATTTGTAAGGTATAGACACAAATTCTCTTGCATCTAATAAATCTTTTAGAACGTGTTGATCTACAAACCAGTAAATTGGCTTTTTAAATGCTTGAATCATGTTTTGTGATAATTCTTTTTTAAATTTATCACCGGGTTCACCTATTCCAGGTGTTACACAACTGGCAATGTACACACTGGGATCTTTGGGTTTACGCATTGCCGCGGGCCATGTTGAAATTAATTTAAATTCTTTTAGAGGTATGCGTTCCCGTGCCAATCCATCTGAATCCAGTTGTAAGACATGTTGAAACTTTTCAAAAAATTTATTAAAATAAAAAAATCTAGCACTGGATAGGTAAATTTTTCTTTTCAATTCATTGTCTGATTTTGTGTTACAAATTTCTGGACCTCGATTGAACATTGGATGATCTTTTGCCAATATAAATTGATCATAAAATTCTTTATCGTGTACTTCATATGTGTATGTGATATTTTCATCTTGTATTAGATTTTTTAAGTTGTGAGATTGATCATGTTCATAAATCATATGTACATGCACGTGTACAAGATTCTTTTTGTTTACAGATAGTGTGCTTTTTGCTAGGTATTGTCCGTGTTCTGCCCAGTATGTTGGGTCACAACTAAAATAAATCACATGCGACTTATTGATAGGCAAATCTCCACCTATGTGCAGTTTATCGAATTCCATTTTTTGCCTCTTCCATCATTTTTTTGTCTTTGTCTGTTGGTCTGGTGAATGAATTTGTGCCTTTCATTCGTTGTGCATTCCAATAACGAGGATTTATTCTGCAATAACTGGTATCTGTGTAAGTCAGTAAACAACTGATGCTGTTAATTGAAACATCTGCCGCTAATACACCGGCGGCCCATACCCAATCAACTAATCTTTGTGCACCTTGTGGTTTAACAATGTAACCATGAGCACCTTTTATGTGAGTTTTGTTGTAAAGTTCTAATCCAGATACATTTGGTCGTCTTTTCATAAACACAGTAACATCTTCTCCATTATTTTCCTGTACTTTGTTGTCATAGTCTGTGGTCAGTCTGCTTAGGCGATCAAGATTGCACACTTCTGTAAATCTTGCAACAAGACTGTGTGGGATAGGTCTGATTATCAATGCATCGTGTTCTAGAATCAATATAGGTTTGTTTATTTCGATACTTTTTTTCCATAATAATAGATGTGATATCAAACAACCTATTGCTCCTGGATTTAATTTTTTTATTCTTTGATTAAATTTAAAATCCTTCAAATTATTTTTTTTCCATTCATGATCTATCTGTTTGCCATGAATTGCAGGAAATATTTCTGGATTTATTCCAAATTTTTTCGCAGAATTTAAACATTCTTCTGTGAGTGATTCACTTACAGGAACGCCTTTCATTGATATTATGTATGATGGGATATTCAAGTTCATTTTGAATATTTATTGGAATGTTTTTTGGTGATATGTTATATAGAAGCGTCTTCCATACCAGCAACTCTTAATTTAACAATGTTTGTCATCTGCCATTGTTTCTGATCCAGTCCTTTTGTAATGCCTAACCATTTATTTCTTAAAAGTGCAAATTCGTTGATAATTTTTTCATAATCAACAACATCTGATTCACCATCCACGTATTTTTCTACATCTCTGCTGGATAATGCTCTTTGATAATTTTCTAAATATTTTTTAAAGTGCGATGAACGTAATCTTCTCAATTCAATATTCATGTATTGTAGGATTGCTTCTATTTCTTGTAATTGATTAAATCGTTGTTCAACTATTCCGGGCATATCTGCTGATGCTTTTTCAATATTGCCACGTATTCTAATTTCTGACTTTGCTTGTATTAACTCGTCTTCATAATGCTTGATGGCATCAGGTATAACACCAATATCTCTTGCTATTTTCTGATACCATCCAGCCATTAATAATCCTCTTCTTCTGATTCTTCATCCAAATAATATTGGATTGCTTTGTCTAGATTATCATCTGCACCTAAGGCATCTTGAAACTGATCGTCTCCAACGCCATAGTCTGCCATTAAATCTACAAATTTTTCAGCAATCAATTCAACAGGTTGTTTCCTGTCAAAGTACTCTTTGAAAAATTGCCAAATTTCAACTATCTGACTTCCTTCCATGTCTTATTCCTCTACCGTGCTAGTGTTTGTTTCTTTAGTTTCTTCTACAGGTTCAGGAATACTATTGAACTCTTTCATAATATTGTCCAATGGTTCTCCACCACTTTCCCATACTTTACGATATTCTTTAGTTTCTGTTCCTTTAGAATCAACATATTTAAGTCTGTTTCCTTCTTTAACTAATATACCTTTCTTTTCAAAAAGATCAACAAGTCCTGAATAAGGATTCATTCCTGTTTCATATGGAATTTTAACTTGTACACCCTCGAAAGGTTTAGCATATCTAGTTTTCATCACTTTACAACCAGCTCTGATTCCTTTGACTTCGCTAATTTTATTACCATCTGCGTCTTCTTTCAGTTTTAATTTTTTCATTGCAACCACAATTGAAGATGCATAGATAAATCCTTGTCCACCTGATATTTTATCATCTGGATCAAACATGTCTTGCGATGCATATGTGTGGTTAGTACATACAAGTCCTACATTGTGTGAACCAATCATGTTAACTGTGTTTCTAACAAGTGATGTAAGTGCTTTAGGTTTTCTACCCATGTCACCCTTCATATCACCTTTTTGAAACTGATCAACATCAGTTGGAGTCAACAACATACCTAACGAATCAATCACAAACAATACTTTTGGTCTGTCTTCTTCATTCATTGCTCTGTAGTCATCCATAAATGTTGATACTGTTTTAGCAACATCATCTATCATGCTCATATTAAGTTTTAATAGTTTCTTTTCATCAGTATCCACTTCTAATGCTTTTAACCATGTTTCGTCAAGTGCGTTCTCTGAATCAATCAACACAACAAATATGCCTTGTTCTTGTGCGTGTTTTACAATGTTACCTGCACAAATGTATGACTTGCCTGCTCCTGATTCGCCTGCAAACACAGTTACTTTTCCTAATGGAATACCTTTATTAAAATCACCACTCACCAAATAGTTCAGTGCGAAGTTACCTGTAGAGATCCAATCTGTTGGATCATTAAACCCTGAACTCATTCCAGTGATGGATTTTGTCAAAGTCTTTCTAAATTTACTAACGTCAAATGCTTTTACCATAATTTTTTACCTTTAAGTTGTGTGGGGAGTTGCCTCCCCACAATGTGCTTATTATTATTTTTGTTGTCTTGCTCTGATCATTGCTAAGATGTCCTCTGCTTTTCCGCTTGATTCAGCAGTTGGCTTTGGTGCTTCTTGCGTTGTTTCAGCAACTGGTTCTGCTTTCACTTCAGCCGCTGGTGCTGGAGTTTCTGCTTTCGGAGTTACTGGATCACCAGTTCTTGATGACAAGCCTGCGGGTCTAAAGTATTGACCAAATTTATCTTGATCATATGCTTCACCGTCAACAGATGCTTCAAACATCTCCTTCATAACCTTAACTTCAACTTCGCCAGGTTTCTTTGGAAGGAAATCATTTAAATTGAAAAGAGTATTGTTTTCAATTGCTTTGTTTTCATCTTCTGTTAAAGGTCTTGATTTTCTAGACCATGTTGACGTTGAGTAATCAGCATATCCACCTTTAGATGTTTTGATGATTCTAAAATCAACACCGCTTGTTGAATCAGTTGGAAGGTCTTCCATATCTGGATCCATTAATGCTCCTTTAATTATTTGGAATATTTGTGGACCAATTATGAATCTTCTAATTGGATTCTCTGGAGTTGATTCTTCTCCGAT